ACCAGCTTTGATTACAGACCTTATGGGACTGAGTTGGCTTTGTGTCAGAGGTATTTTACTAAATCGTTTGCTACTACAACTGCACCAGCAAATAGCTCTGCCGCACCTTATGAGGGTGTTGGTGCTAGTTTTATTGGTGGTTATTTTTCATCTAACTTTATTGCATTTCCAGCAACAATGAGGAGTGTTCCAACATTAACATATTACTCATCTGCAAACGGCACTCCATCAAACGGAGTCTGGCAAATATATGATGGCGGTTGGGCAAATGCTAGTTCGCTGAATGGAAGTAATATTACAGTTAATGGAGTTCAAAATTCTTGGGTTTATAGTAGTGCTACTGTAAAAGGTGCTTACTATATATCAGGACACTTTATCGCTTCTGCGGAGTTATAAAATGTATAAATTAGTAAGTGAAAATAATGGTGTTATTAAGGATTCTGTATCTTTCATCCCCTTCGACCCCGACAACACAGACTACCAAGCCTACCTTGCATGGCTTGCAGAAGGCAACCTCCCAACTCCTGCTGATGAGTCAACAGATGAAAAGTAAATTTGCACCAACTGCTTTGCTTGTGATGGAACATAACATTACGGGTTTAAAGTATTTTTGCAAAACAACCTTGTTGTATCGGATGAAGTCATACAAAGGAAGTGGTGTGGCGTGGACAAAACATTTAAAAGAACATGGAACAGATATAAAAGTGACTGTTCTTGGAATCTTTGAAGATGAATATGCTTGTGTTGAAGCGGCAAAAAAATTCAGTATTGAAAACGACATTGTAAAAAGTATTGAATGGGCTAATCTTGTAATTGAAACTGGAAAATTTGGCGCTTCAATGCAAGGTGAACGCAATCCTTTTTATGGGAAAAAACACAAGCCAGAAGTTATTGAGTCTATGCGGCTTAAAAGATTAGGGGTGTCGGTCAACAAGGGTGCATATCAATCACCAGAAAAAAGGGCAAAAATATCTGCTTCTTTAAAAGGAAGAAAAAATTTAGCTGTATCAATTGCCATGAGTGGCAGAAAATTGTCGGAAGAGACAAAAGCAAAAATTTCGAAGGCTGGCAAGGGGAGGGTATTTTCAAATGAATCAAAAGAAAAAATTAGACAAGCATCTTTGGCTCAATGGGCTAAAGTGCGAGAACTTAAATTTGCAACTGCCCCCAGCAGATGAGGAGCAAACATGACCCCAGAACTACAAAAGTATTACGAATCTAGGTTTGAGACGATGGGCAGTCAAGGCTGGAAGGATTTAATGATTGATATTGACAATATGATAGAGTCACTCAATAATCTAAGCGTAATTCCTGATGAAAAGACCTTGATGTTCAGAAAAGGTGAACTTTCCATCCTGACTTGGCTGAAAACCTTGAGAGAGGTCAGCGAACGAGCCTATGAGGAATTGAATGAAAAGAATGTTTGAATTTGTCTGTGAAAACGGGCATAAAACCGAAAGACTCTGTGATTATGAGGCGCAGAGTTTTAGGTGCGAATGCGGAGAAACAGCCAACCGCATACTCAGTGCGCCAGCATTTAGGTTGGAGGGGTGGTCTGGAGCATTTCCATCAGCGCATGGAAGGTTCGAGAAAAGCCATCTTGACAAACTAAAGTCTGAACGCAAGCAAAACTCATAAGCAGAAATGCCGAGTTTAATGTCCTAAAACCGATTAACGGCAGGAAAAGGAAAAAATATGTCGATTGTTGACAATGATGACCAGACGTTAAGTGAGTTAGAAGCAGTTGAGAGCAAGAAGCAACAGACTGAACTTCAGGATTTGCCTGAGAAATACAGGCAAAAAACCCTTGAAGAAGTGGTCAAGATGCACCAAGAGGCTGAGAAAGTTATTTCTCGCCAAGGTAATGAAGTTGCTGAGGTTCGCAAACTAGCAGATGAACTGATTAAGCAAAATCTGTCGTCTAAACAAGAGACTATTGAAAAAGAGCCAGAAGTAGACTTTTTTGAGAATCCACAGGCGGCTGTTCGTAAGACTGTTGATAACCATCCTGATGTTCTGGCGGCTCGTCAAGCGAGTCAAGAGTTCAAAAAGATGCAGATTCAGCAAAAGTTGGCGCAAGAACACCCTGATTTTGGTCAGATTGTTCAAGATGAGGACTTTGTGAATTGGGTGAAATCTTCCCCTGTTCGCCTTGGACTTTATGCGAAAGCTGATGGTGAGTTTGACTATGACAGTGCTAATGAATTGTTGAGTACCTACAAACAGTTGAAGGGCGTTAAGGCAAAGCAGACTAACGATGCAGGGGAAACCCAACGCAAGTCGAACCTTAAAGCGGCAAGTGTTGATGTTGGCGGTACAGGGGAATCTGGGAAAAGGGTTTACCGAAGGGCTGATCTGATTCGGCTAAAGATGACTGACCCTGCTCGCTACGAAGCCTTGAGTGATGAAATTTACCAAGCGTATTCGGAGGGTAGAGTCAAATGACTTAACTAATCGTTTTTTGGAGATTTAAAATGGCAACAGCATTTTCCCCCAGTAACTCAGTTACTACCACCACATCCGCAACATTCATCCCCGAAATTTGGAGTGATGAAATCATTGCGGCTTATAAGAAAAACTTGGTTTTGGCAAACCTAGTGATGAAGATGAATTTTAAAGGTAAGAAGGGTGATGTGGTTCACATCCCTGCGCCTACCCGTGGTTCTGCTTCTGCTAAAGCTGCTGAGACAGCAGTCACTTTGATTGCCGCCACAGAGACAGAAGTTCAAGTGTCAATCAATAAACACTACGAATATTCTCGTCTGATCGAAGACATCGTAGAAGCACAAGCCTTAAACAGCTTGCGTAACTTCTACACCTCAGACGCTGGCTATTCCTTGGCAAAGCAAGTTGATACCGACTTGATTCAGTTGGGTCGTGCGTTCAATGGTGCTACCGTTGGCACAAACGATTACGCTACTGCCGCCGCATCTACCAAAGCCTTTATTGGTAGTGATGGCACAACTGTCTACAACAGTTCAACTTCCAATGCCGCCGCATTGACAGATGCCGCCATTCGCAGAACCATTCAGCGTTTGGATGATAACGACACCCCAATGGACGGTCGTTTCTTCATCATTCCTCCATCAAGTCGCAACACTTTGATGGGCTTGGCTCGTTACACGGAGCAAGCATTTGTGGGTGATGGAAACGCAATCCGCAATGGTGAAATTGGCAACCTCTACGGTATCCCTGTATTCACAACAAGCAATGCCGATACTGGCGCAGGTACTTCTGGCACAGACCGTATTTGCTTGATGGGTCACAAGGATGCAATGGTTCTGGTTGAGCAAATTGCTGTTCGTTCACAAGTCCAGTACAAGCAAGAGTACCTTGCCACACTGTTTACTTCTGACACCTTGTATGGAGTGAAGGCAGTTCGTGCGGCAGCTACCACTGGTGCGGCATTGTCTTCATCTGCCTTTGCTTTGGCAGTGCCAGCCTAATTGCAGTTGCGCCCCCTGCCTTAATGGTGGGGGGACTTTTTTAACCTAATTAGGAGAAATACAAATGGCAACCGCTTCAGCAGTCGAAACACGCAGAGGTAATGACCAGTTTCGGGGTTTGTTCTCTGATACTTGGGCTGTCAAATGCACATTGAACCCCGGTTCTTTGGCAGATGGCGTAGGTGAAACAGATGATGTAACAGTTTTAGGTGTCGCTTTGGGTGACATGGTGATTGGCGCATCTTTGGGTGTGGATTTGGTTGGTATCACCGTCACTGGCTATGTCAGTGCGGCAGATACTGTCAAGTTCCGTATTCAAAACGAATCAGGTTCAACTGTGGACTTGGCATCTTCAACTATGCGCATCATCGTGGTTCGCATGGTTTGAGGGGAAAGGGGGCTAGTTCCCCTTTTCTTATTTGGGGGTTTTATGGCTACTTTTCGTTGTTTACAGTCGGGTAATTGTGTGACTTTTACCCTCCAGCATGACATTGATTCTATGAAGGGTCATCAAGGTTATGTGAGGGTAGACGAGCCAGAAGTAACCATAGAGTCCCATGACTCTGTTCGCACAGATACCGCATTTCGTGCGCCTGTCATCCCCACAATCAAACGTATGGGTA